TAGCAGCTTATACGATGAGTCAAGGAATTCCACTATCGGAAGAAGATAGAGGTCGAATGAAGAAAGCACAGGCTAGGATAATGGAGGCAGTTAAATATGTCGGATAATATTTTTGCAATAGCTGAACGACTTTACGAAGATCGTCAAATAATCAAGTCACAAGATATTGATGTAGAGAAGTATCTAAAGAATAATGATTTATCAGCACAGGTTAAATCTGCTAATAGCTGGCTAGACGAGATTTACCAAAACTATACTGATCCTCAAAAGACTGACGATGCAGTAATGCCGTGGATTAAAACTCACTCAGACGTTAAATTCAGGCTAGGTGAAGTGACAGTCTATGCTGGAAGCAATGGCGGTGGAAAGTCTTTAGTCACAGGTCAGATAGCGTTAGGTTTAGTAAAACAGAACCTAAAGGTATGCATTGCCTCATACGAAATGAAACCTATAACTACCATTGTTAGGATGCTCAGACAATTTGCTGGTGAGAATATAAACATCCCATTGACTCACGACAAAGAAGGCTACATTCGTGGGCTTTTAGGACGGTTTACTAATTTCATGGAAGATAATCTCTATCTTTATGACCAGCAAGGCTCTACTACTCCGCAAAAGACTATAGCAATGGCTAGGTATTGTGCTGTTGAACTAGGCATAAAACATATCTTCATTGACTCATTAATGAAGTGTGTGGTCGCAGAGGATTCATTAAACGAGCAGAAGTCATTTGTAGACGAGTTATGTGCATTGGCTAGAGACCATCACGTACATATTCATTTAGTCCATCACATACGCAAGCTAGTGTCAGAGGAGATTCAGCCCGGCAAGACAGATTTAAAGGGTTCTGGATCAATTGCAGATCAGGTAGACAATGTATTCATGGTTTGGCGTAATAAGAAGAAAGAGAACGCTCGTAGGAATAACGAGGACTATGACGAGAAGCAGCCAGATATGTTTCTAATGTGCCAGAAGCAAAGGAATGGTGAGTCTGAGGAGTTCTATGGGATGTACTTTGAGCACAACAGCCAGCAGTTTGTAGATACTCTTGGTGGTCAGCCTATAGACTTTGATAATAAAGGTGCGTTTCGTGCCTGATAATAGCGAACTACATAGGCATCGATGCGAAGTAAGGCAGGTATTAAAGTGGCGTACTCAAGATAGAAACAAAGCCATCGAATACTTGTCTATTGTCCTTAAAAAACGCGGAGATAGAACGGCTCAGTTGCTAGAGAAAGATTGTAGGGAACAATGGAAATTAGGATCAAGAGGGGATGACGGTGTATGGTTTACAAAAGGGTAGACAATAATCAAACGCAAATTGTAAAAGCATTGCGTGATATGGGCTGTACTGTTGAGCATTTACATGAAGTAGGTAAAGGTTGTCCTGATATTGTGGTTGGATTTAAGAGTAGAAATTTCTTGCTTGAAATCAAGGCTGATGATAAAAAGGTACTTACTCCAGATCAAGTTAATTGGCACAGGTTCTGGAAAGGTCAAGTAAACGTAGTAACAACTATTGATGAAGCTAAAAATTTAATATGGAAACTATCAGATGAATATCGATCCCCACGAAGCGATTAATTTTATGATTAAGAATGCTGCTGCTTATGCTCAAGCTAAAGCAGAAGTTGTTTACTTAACTGAACATAGAAAAACAGTTAAGGCTATTGGCTTTCAACGTAGTTTGAAAAGTACGATGGCTGATAAAGAGGCAGATGCTTACACTACAGTTGAGTATGCTGCTTGTGTAGAAGGACTAAGAGAGGCTGTAGAGGAGGCTGAACGACTACGCTGGATGCTCGTAGCCGCTCAGGCTCGTGTTGACTGCTGGAGAAGTTTAGAAGCTAGTAATCGTCAAGTTGAAAGGTCAACTCAATGATTATTCTTCGCAATAATCTTCTTCGCACTCGATCCAGTCATAGTATTCTTCATCGAAGTAATACCAAACTTGTTCTTCGTCATCAAACCAATACGCTACACCATCTTCATCAAACTCATAAATCTCTACATCATCAGACTCAAAGTAAAACATTACGCCTTCAATATTTAATGCAAACATTTGTTTCTCCCGAGAAATAGCAGTCCACTAACTGCTTGAAAATAATAGCAAAATTTAATGTAAATTACGTTACAGGAAATCAATATTATGGATAAAGTTTATTGCGATAATTGCAACTGGATTGGTGAACGTGACGATGTGTTGAAAGTACGTTGCGGATATGTATTTGATGATGCTGTAGATGTGTGTCCTGAGTGCAATCATGCAGAGACAATATCTTCAGTTAAATATTTGTGGAGAAAGCGTCAAATTGACCAAAGCAGAGAAGAAATATCTATCTAAAGTTGCTAATTTAGGTTGTATAATTTGCTATAGGCTAGGGTATGCTGGTACGATTCCAGAAATTCATCACGCCCGTGGTATAGGTTTGGGAATGGGTGTAAGGAGTTCGCATTACGATACGTTACCGCTTTGTCCTGAGCATCATCGAGGAAATACTGGCTATCACGGAATGGGGCGTAAAGCCTTTGAACGTCAGTATGAAGTTACTGAGCAACAACTACTTGAACAAGTAAAGGAAATGCTAAATGATGAAGAAAACCAAAGCAGCTAAGAAAGTAGCTAAAGTCATGGGTGAATATGGCAAAGGAGAATTGCACTCTGGTAGCAAGACTGGTCCTGTAGTCAAGTCTCAAAAACAAGCTGTAGCTATTGCTCTTAGCGAAGCAAAGATGCCTATGCGTGGTCAACGTACTGTTAAGAACAAGGCTAAAAAATGAAAACTGGACTCTATGCAAATATTGCAGCCAAGAAAAAGCGCATTGCTGAAGGTAGCGGAGAGAAGATGCGTAAAGTAGGCGCTAAAGGTGCTCCTACTAAGGCTGACTTTGTGGCTGCTGCTAAGACTGCTAAGCCTGCTAAAAAGGCAAAGAAATGATTAAGCGTGGCAAAGAGGAATTTACTGGCTATAACAAGCCGAAGAAAACTCCTAGCCATCCTACCAAGAGTCATGCGGTACTAGCAAAGGACGGAGACGAGGTTAAGTTGATTCGTTTTGGTCAGCAAGGTGTAAAGGGTAGTCCAGACGGTAGCAAGCGTAATAAGGCATTCAAGGCTCGTCATGCAGAAAATATTGCTAAAGGTAAGATGTCAGCCGCTTTTTGGGCTAATAAAGTGAAATGGTGAGTTATGAAAGAATGTCCTATTGTCTGCTCAGACATCCAGCTTAATCTAAAGAACAGAGATTGGGCATTTAAGAACGTAGGCTATGGTCCTGCTAATCCTGACTCACCAGAGGACTTCTGGCAGATTCGCGCTAAGGAATGGGCGACAAGTCCTAAGAACGCTCAGACTATGCATTGTGGCAACTGCTCTGCATTTATCCAAACTCCTGAAATGATGAAGTGTATTGTCGATGGTATTCAGGGTGAAGAATCGGATAACGAGACGTATGCTAACGAGGTCGTAGCGTCTGCTGAATTGGGCTACTGTGAGCTGTTCGAGTTTAAATGTGCAGCAGATCGTACCTGTTCAGCGTGGTTAGTTGGTGGTCCCATAAAGACTGCTATGACTGACAAGCAAAAGACTATGTTAAAGATGGCAAAACTAGAATACGACATTAACGAAGATGACGATACCGAAAACTCTTAATCTAGGTTCTGGAAAGGACTGGAAAGATTCATACTTTAACGCTGACATATTGCTTAGAGTTAATCCTGACTGGTGGTGCGACATATCTAAGGTAGAGTTTGGCACTACTATCGACAGTCCTAGATTTGGCAAGGTAGAAATAACAAAGGGAATGTTTAAAACAATCGTCGCAAATGACGTTTTAGAGCATATACCTGACTTAGTGGCTGCAATGACTAACTGTAAGGACTTGTTAGAGGTTGGTGGTGAGTTCCACATTAGCGTACCGTATGAACTGTCTTTGGGTGCATGGCAAGACCCTACCCACGTTAGAGCGTTTAACGAGAATAGCTGGCTGTACTATACCGAGTGGCATTGGTACTTAGGATGGCAGGATAGATTTAACCTATCGTCGATGGAGTTTAAGCTGTCAGAATTAGGTCAGGAAATGATAGATAAAAGCATTCCCGATCAGGAAATTATGCGTACTCCTAGAGCAGTAGATTCCATGAAGGTGATCTTGACTAAGGTAAGTTTATAGTCAACATAGTTTAAGTTTACAGTCAGGAGTTTCCTTGCAAGCAATCGTAATCGCTACGGTAGGCAGTCCAAGTATCCACGTATTACTGGAGAGTATTAACCAATATGCAAGAGAGTTGCCAGTTTACGTTAGTGCAAATAGTTTGGAGTTGTGGGGAGAAGTTAGAAAGAGACTTGGCAACGATAGAGTCATATTCCGACCTAATACTGCTTCCAATTTCGGAGATGCGTATAACTCAATTGTCTCTTATGCGTTCAATACAGGGCATTACGATTCACTAATCATTGCTAATGACGATGTAGTGCTGAGTCCAGATACTATTGAGAAGATGCAAGCGGATTACAAGTACGTCAGTAAGTCATTTAAAGTTGGATTCTTAGGTGCACGATCAGATTATGTATTACCTGCACAAAACATACGAGTAGCAGAGGAAAATGACGTATTTTCAGCGTTAAAGTGGGAGAGCGAGTTACATATCAAGATGGCTGATGTGATTGCTCCTATTTTCGCAGCTATTAGCAAAGAAGCATGGGATATAGCACAATTCCCTAGCACTAATTGGTATTCAGACAATATAATATGTCATGACTTAGGCAAAGCAGGGTATTTCCACTTTGTTAGTCGTGGATACGTTCATCATGCAGGAAGTCAGACGGTTGGAAACGACTTTGCTAAGTGCCATGAAGAACCGAGGGAATGGATAAAGACTAACAGACCGGATATGTACGAGGCATTTTATGGCAGGGATTCTTGATTTTATAGATCAGAACTTAGGTACTAGGCTTGGGCTATTGTTTAGTAATCCATCTGGTGCTATGCAGCAAATGAATCAGCAAGCAGGTGCATACAATCAAGCATCTATGTTGGCTACACAAGCTGAACGCAATGCTATGAGGGGATTGCCAATAACTCCTGAGCAAGCAGCTGCAAAGCAATACGTAGATCAAAAGATTGAAGATGTTGGAATGGGTTTTGCTGGAACTACTATTGGCAAGGGTAGTTTTAAATATCCTCAAGCAGAAGCATTGCAATTAGCTCAACAACGAGCAGCATTGCCAATAAATAAAGGTGGATTAGGATTGCCAGCAGATAATACTGCTATGGATAGAGCTAAAGCTATGGGTTTCAATGTACCTGTTTATCATGGAACAAATGCGGATATTCTTGCAATGAGTACAGCAGGGAAAGGTAAAACTTCTGGAGCTGGTGCTTTTGTAACAAACAATCCAATTGCTGCCGAAACTTATTTGGGTGGGGTTGGTCAGGGTGGAAATATAATTCCATTGTTGTTAAGAGAGCAAAATTTATTAACGACAAATGCAAGAGGAAGAAATTGGAATGATATAGATACCAATATACTAAAATCTAAGCGTGGCGATTTAATTGATGTTTTAGGTTTAGACAGAAATTCTGGAACATCAACGGATGAATTGGCTATGCTGGCTAAAGATGCTGGATTTAGCGGTATAAAACTAAAAAATATAAAAGATTTAGGACCGAATAGTCATGTTCTTAGAGCAAAAGAATATCTAAAAGATAAGTACAATATATATCCTGACGAAACATGGAGTAATGTAACTGGAAAGCAATTTGCAGAATCTAGGGATTATTTAGATAAGTTTTATAAAAAACAAAAAAGTGATGTTACTTCTATAAATGATGCTGATTTATTGCGATCAAGATTCGCTGCATTTGACCCATTTAGAAAAACTTCAGCAATAGCAGCAACAATGGGATTAGCTGCTCCAGACTTATTAGCTGGAGAAGTACCGTTAGGATTGCTTGCAAGACCTAATGTAGAGATGCTAAAGAAAGATAAACGTAAGTAAGCATGACATCCAGAGGATAATGCAAAAATGGAAACAAATACTGTTAAAGAAACACCGAAAATCGGAGAAGGACTAGCAGGTCCGGGTAGACCTAAAGGACTGCCTAATAGGAGCACTCAGATAGTCCGAGAAGCTATTGCTAACCTATTAGAGCGCAATGCAGGGAACATGGACAGATGGCTTAATGAAGTGGCTCAAGACGATCCTTATAAGGCACTTGATCTAATGAATAAGCTAAGTGAGTACCATATACCTAAGCTGGCAAGGACTGAGCTAACAGGTGCAGATGGTGGACCACAACTACATCAGGTCTCATGGCTGAAATAGTAATTCCATATAAGCCTAGAGAGCTACAGAGGCAGATACATGAAGCTGTAGATAACAATAGGTTTACTGTCGTAGTTGCTCATAGACGTTTTGGCAAGACTGTTAGTGCTATCAATCATCTAATCAAAGCTGCTATAGAATGCCAGAAGCCTAACCCTAGATTTGCTTACATAGCTCCTACTTATGCTCAATCGAAACGTGTGGCTTGGGATTACCTGCTGGAATTTACTCGTCCTCTTGGGGCTGTTGCTAATATCTCGGAGCTTAGGGTTGATTTTTGGGGTAGGCGCATTAGTCTTTACGGTAGCGATAATGCTGATAGCTTGCGTGGGCAGTATTTTGATGGCGTTATCCTTGACGAGATAGGCGACCAGAACCCTAAGATATGGAATGAGGTTATACGTCCAGCACTAGCTGATAGGAACACAGACGAGGCTCCTACGTGGTGCTTATTCATTGGTACTCCAAAGGGCAGGAACCATTTCGCAGACTTTAGAGACAGGGCTAGAACTGCTGAAGGCTGGAAGTTACTAGAGTTCAAGGCTAGTGATACTAAGATACTAGCGGAAAAGGAACTCTGGGATGCTCGTAAGGAAATGGGCGATGATAAGTATAACCAAGAGTTTGAGTGCAGCTTTGATGCAGCCGTAGAAGGTTCTTATTATGGGCAGATTATCAACGATCTTGAGGCGAAGAACAGGATCACCACTATCGAGCCTGATGACTTATGTAAGTCTTATGTTGCTTGGGATTTGGGGATTAGCGATTCTACTTCTCTGTGGGTTGCTCAGGTGGTTGGAAAAGAAGTACGTCTTATTGATTTTACGGAAAACCACGGTGTCGGTCTGGACTGGTATGTACGCTGGCTCAAAGATAACGGCTACGAAGGCTACACGCAGTTCTTGCCGCATGATGTCGAAGTCAGAGAGCTAGGCACAGGAAAGAGCCGTAAAGAGGTTTTGCAGGAAGCTGGACTCGATATAACAGTTGCACCAAGATTAAGTATTGCAGACGGTATACAAGCCGTTAGAAGGCTATTGCCACAATGCTGGTTCGATCATAAAGTCAAACAAGGATTGGATGCTCTCAGGAACTACCGCAGGGAATATAACGAGAGACAGCAAGTGTTTTACGACAAGCCGCTACACGACTGGTCTAGCCATGCTTCAGACGCTTTCAGGTATCTTGCAATAAGCCTTGACGATAATGAGAGTTCGTGGCAGTCAGATTTGCCCATTAACACAAAATGGATTGTATAATTGCGAAAATCCTAAGAGGAAACGCATATGATGGACGAAGGCAAAGTAAAAGGCATTGTCGAGAATGAGATTGATAATAGCATCGGCTATATCGACTCTGAGACGGTTGAGGATCGTAAGCGAGCCTTAGAGTATTACCTGCGTAGTCCTTACGGTAATGAGCAGGAAGGTCGTAGCCAGATCGTTACTGGTGAGGTAGCTGAGGCTATTGATGGTGCATTGCCACAGTTAATCAGAGTGTTCACGACTACTGAAGATATTGTCTACTTTGAGCCTCGTGGTCCGAAAGACGAAGAATCAGCTAAACAGGCTACGGACTACTGTAACTGGGCTTTCTATCGAGATAACGATGGAATGATTATTCTCCATAACTGGTTTAAAGATGCTCTGCTGCAAAAGGTAGGCGTAGTTAAATCGTACTGGGATGATAAGACAGACGTAACTAAAGAAGAATACAAGAATCTATCTGAGGATGAACTGGCATATTTAATGTCAGATCAGTCTCTTAAAGTTATCAAGCAGAAAATAGAATATACGGAAACGTCTGACATTATGGGGAATGTAGTACAAGTTCCTAACTATAACGTCCACGTACAGCGTACTGAGAAATCAGGTCAGGTAAAGATTGAGAATGTACCTCCTGAAGAATTCCTAATTAGCAAGTCAGCTAAGACTATTGAAGATTCATCGTTCGTCGCGCACCGTAGATTGATGACTCGTTCAGAGTTAATTGCAATGGGCTACGATCAGAAGGTAGTTGACGATCTAGCTACATACAATGATTTAGAGTTCAGTCCTGAGCGTGTAGCAAGATTCCCTAACGGTGAACAGCCGGATCAGAACAATTCGCTAGACTTCTCAATGCAGACGCTTGAGGTATACGAGTGCTATATACGTATTGATGAAGATGATGACGGTATTGCTGAGTTACGCCGTATTGTCTATTGCGGTTCTGAGATACTTGAGGATGAGGAAATAGACTATGTTCCATTTCACTCTATCTGTCCTATACCTATTCCGCACAAGTTCTTTGGTCAATCGTTGGCTGATAGGACAATGGATATACAACTCCAGAAGTCCACAATCACACGACAGAGCCTAGATAATCTGTATCTAACTAACAACAGTAGAGTTGGTGCTGTAGATGGTCAGGTCAATATCGATGATCTTCTTAACGCTACACCGGGTGGAGTTATCCGCTTAAAAAGTCCTAATGCTTTGGTTCCACTAACGGTACAAAGCACATTCGGTCAAGCAATGCCAATGTTGGAATACTTGGATGCAGTTCAAGCCAAGAGAACAGGTGTTAGCGATGCACAGCAAGGACTTGATCCAGACGTATTGAACAATGTTACGGCTACGGCTGTGGCTGCAATGATGAAGTCTAATAGCGGCAAGCTAGAGTTGATCGCTCGTATCTTTGCTGAGACAGGTGTAAAGAGTCTATTTAAAGGTATCTTGCATCTATTGGGCAAGTATCAGGACAAACCAAGAATCGTTCGTATGCGTGGTAAGTACGTGACGTTTGACCCTAGAACATGGGCTAACGAGTACG